TTACTCAGATTTCATATATTCAAGGAAAGTGTCAGCTGTTTTTTGAGCGGTAAAACTTGTAACGTGTGTATAGATGTTCATGGTCGTTTGTATATCTTTGTGGCCAAGTCTCGCTTGTACTTCTTTAATAGATGCTCCTGCTTCAAATAAAAGCGATGCATGCGTATGTCTTAATCCATGCACATTAATTTTGTGCAGTCCTTCTTTTTTGATGTGAGAAGCTAATAAATCATTAGGATGAGCCAAGCGTAACGGTCGCATGTCTTCTCTGGTTAAAACGTTCTTAACTTCTTTTCTAATTCCCTCGCTCAAAAAATACTCTTTTTGTAAAGTTCGCCATTTTTTCAGTAACTTCACATCATCGTCTGTAATAGATATTGTTCGATTCGAAGCTTGTTTCTTCGCAGTTTGAATAACTTCTTTTCCATCTTGAAAAAACATCGTTTTATTAATTCTTATGGTTTTATTATCAAGATTAATATCATCCCATTCTAATGCAATCAATTCTCCTTTTCGCATACCAGTATAAATCAATAAGTAAAATAATACGTAGTATTGAAATATTGCTTTTTCATTTAATTGTTCGAGAAAGTATTTTATTTCATTTTTATACCAGAAGTTACGCTCTTCTTCATTACTCGCGGTAAAATCACTGTCTTTTTTAGGGATGACTGTATGCTCCATTGGGTTTCGCTCGATATAATCATTCTTCAAAGCATACTTAAACACTAAATTAGCTTGTATTTTTACATCAGAAGCGGATGAGGTAGTGTTTAAACTGTTCGCTATATCATCTATCATTTCTTGACAATATTGTCTGCTGATATCTAATAATTTAATCTTATCAAATCTAGGTAATATGTGTTTTTTGAATAATGATCGCTTACGACTTATTGTGCTTGGTTTGATGGTCTTTTTATGTGTGATCCACCATTCATCAAATACGTCACCATAAGTTAGCTTGTGATTTTTAAAAGTGCCAATCCTAATTTGCTTTTCTATTTCTTCTGCAGCAAGTTGTGCTTCTTTTTTTGTTTTAAAACCTCTTTTAGTTGATCTTTTTCGTTTTCCTGTTTTCGGATCAATTCCACCGTAATAAGTAAACTTCCAAAACTCACCCGATTTATTTTTGTATTTCGAAAAACCAGCCACATTTAAACCTCCCTATAAAAAAAGCGCAGCTGTGTGCGCTTTAATTTTTTTCAAAAGTTTTTATGGATTCTATTAATTTAAGGTCGTCCATATCTTCCGAATAAGTAATATCTCCACTCATATTTTCCCCCATTTCACCATATATTTCTTGAATTTCTGTTGATTGTACGTAAGGGAGAAAGGCTGTGTATATGCGATATTCTCCACTTTCATAATCGGAAGCGTCTAATGTAAAAGAAAAAGAACCATTACTAACCTCGGTTGTTCCTTCTTCGAAAAAATCTACATCATCAAGATTTGTAATTTCGTAATTTATAACAGAACCATCTACGAGGTTTGTATTACCTTCGATTGAGATGTTTTGTTCATCTATTATCATTTCATCTTCATATTCTATTGTTTCATTACTACAAGCAGATAAGGTGGTTAATGTAATCACTGATACGAATAATAAAACTTTTTTCATCATTACCCCTCCATAAATTTTGTTTATTTATTTGATTAAATCATTAATCACGGTTCAAAAATAACTTGAATAATCAATCAAAAATTTCGTTTAATTAAAATTCAATTTCAGCTTTTACTACTTGTCCTAAAATTTTAATTTCATAGGGTTTAAATATTCTTGGTGGTATGCTGTCGTTTTCGGCCTGTAAAACAACAGAATCATCATATTTAAAAACCCTTTTTATCGTCACTTCTCCATCTTCAGTAATAACTATCGCTATTTTTCCATTCGAATCAACAAAATTCTGCTTTTTAACCTTAACTATTGTCCCTTCTGTAATACCTAACTTTATCATCGATTCACCAGTTACTTTTAAATAAAAGTACTCTTGCCCGTTATTAACTTCAGAAGAAGGAACAAAGTTATACCCAATTACATTTTCTTCTGCTAGCAAGTTATACCCCGCCTTTACTTCACCTATTATAGGAACCTTAACTAAATAATCTGGTTCTTCTTTTATCACGTTTTCTTCTAATATTTTTTCTGATTGCTTATAAGTTAAATTCGGGAATAAATTTTTAATACTTTCACTTTGGGGGGCGTAACCAGCTAAAATAAGTAGTTCATTTTCGTCTAAATCCAGAGAAGAAGATATAGTTAACACCGTTGTTTTTGATGGTTGATACTCACCTCTTTCAATTTTACTTAAATGAGAAAAACTAATACCAGTTATATTAGAAAGCTCTCTTAAAGTGTATCCGCGATCACTTCTTACCTTTTTTAAAAAAGATCCAAATTCATTTCTATCCATAATTGGCTTTCCTTTCAATACAAATATTGGTTCAATTGTAGCGTAAAACAACACAAAAATAAATATTTTTTGAATATGTGTTGACAAATGACACAAAAGGAATTACTATTTGTGTATAGACACAACACAACACAAAATAAAAAAGGTGGTGAATAGATGGTGGTTCTTTACAACAAGATTAAATACTTGCGAAAAATTAATAATGTTAGTCAACAGGAGTTAGCAGAATTTCTAGAGATTGAAAGAACTTCGCTATCCAAGATAGAGAATATGCACTACAACCCCAGTGCAAGAGTTATGACGAGAGTGGCAGATTATTTTGAAAAACCTATAGGAGAAATTTTTTTTAACTCTATTGTGTCATTTGATGACACGGAAAATAAAAAGGAGTGTATTTCATGAATCAATTAAAAGTCGTATCAATGAATGGTCAACTTGTAACGGAAAGTCGTGATGTAGCGAGAATGATAGATAAAAAACACGCTCATTTAATGCGTGATATCCAAGGTTACAAAAACGTTTTAGATCAGAATCCAAATTTGGATTATGGTCAAAATTCGAAATTGAGTTCTGATGATTTCTTTATAGAAAGCACCTATCAATCTAATACAGGTCAAAATTACAAATGCTTTCTTTTAACTAGAAAAGGTTGCGACATGGTAGCCAACAAGATGACCGGTCAAAAAGGTGTGCTTTTTACAGCTGAATATGTAACTCGGTTTGAAGAAATGCAAAAAGAACTAACGAAAAACAACGTTCCACAAACACAATTAGAAATCTTGCAAGGAACAATCAATCAATTAGTAGAGCAAGATAAACGTGTTTCGAAATTAGAAAATGATATTAACAATATTTCGAACATCATTTCAATTAGTAGTAACGAATGGAGAGAAAAAGCGGTATCGATACTAAGAAAAATAGCACAACAATGGACAGGTGTTGAACCTTATAGAAGCGTTACCAACTTATCATATGAACGTTTAGAAAAACGAGCAAATTGTAATCTTAACATCCGAGTTAATAACCGAAAAAAGAACGCTATTGCCAACGGAATGGGTAAAACGCATGTTAAAAGCATTAAGAAAATTGATGTTATCGCAGAAAACAAACGTTTAACTGAAATTTATTTGCAAGTAATTAAAGAAATGGCTATTCAATTCGGTATTAACATTGATGATTTCAAACACGAAACGGGGATTATGCAATGATCTATCACAAAGTTGAACTAGAATCGCTCAATAAAACAGTAAACATACCACTTTACAGTGATGAATTATATTGTCGATGCCCGGAATGCGGTATTGAACAAGAAGTTGATGACGAAATGATGAAATCAATTTACTTGGACGGAGGAGATTTAGGAAGCACTATCTTTATCTGTCCTACCTGCACGAAAAAACATTTTTGAAAGGAGTGAACAACATGCAGATACAACTTGATGAACTAGAAAGAGAGGAATTGGTAGGGAGCTTACAAGTTATGTTCAGAGAAGCTTATGATCGAGGTTTAGCAGATGGAATTGAAAAAGCTAGCATGCCACACCACATGCGAAAAAAAGATGTGGCTGAATATTTTCAAGTGTCACTAGCAACGGTTGAAAACATCATAAGGATGGATGGTTTTCCTAGATCAGAAGTTGTTTCTGCGCGTTATCCAACTAATCAAGTAATTAAATGGGCTAACGAAAATGTACACGCTCTTTATATGCACAAAAGAGCAAAAGAACGAGCAAAGATTGTTTAATTATTGAAAAAACCAACTAGGGGGTTGGCTATAACTACATTATATAGCCTCCATTAAATAAAGTGTATGCAATATATGCATATATGCAAAAACAGCATAAAAGGAGGATAGAAAGGTGGATTTTGCAACACACAAATTTTTCAAGAAAGCAAGAAAGCGGAAAGGTTTTAATCAAGAAGAAATGGCTTTTGAAATGGGCGTACCACAATCAACTGTTTCGAGATGGGAAACTGGCAAGTTACATCCTAGAGCAGATCAGCTTGTGAAATGGTGTCAGAAAACAGACGCACAAGATATGTTAATCGCTGTAACGTGCAACATTGATTTAAGCATGGTAGCAGATATATTCAGCAACTTAATGCAAAGCGGAATTATGGGAGCCATTTACACATTAGGAGGGATATTGTGAATAAATTAAATCGTTTTTTACCGGAAGATCAAGACAGGGCAGAGGAACTTATTATAATCGCTGAAAACATGATTGAACGATTGAAATATGCTTTTGAACACAATTGTTATCGAGATACTAGTGATCTAGCTAAAAAGATTGCTGCTAAATCGGACGAGCTTGCTAGATCGAAAGAGAAAAAATCTCGCAATGATGAACTTAGAAAAATTGTGCTTGGTCATCACCAGATGGATCCACAGGCATTAGTTAACGAACAAAAAAGAAGGTATCGCATATGAGCGAGAGAAAGCAAAGAATCATCTTCATTATAGCTTTTATCGCAAGTCTAGCATTTATGTATAGCGCTATATTAATTAACGGTTAGGAGAGATCAAATGGACGTTAAAGACGAAATTGCACAAGAACTTAACATTGTTAGATTGGGCTTGATGTTGGGGAGAGTACACGAAGAAATCGGAAACTTTAATTTTGCTGAATCTCACTTTCGAGCGGCAGAAGAAGCCAGTCGTAGAATACAAGATTATTGCGAAAGAGAGGAATTAAACAATGGAAGCACACGACATGTTAAAACAAGCAATCAATGATGTAGATGGTTTGCAATTTAAAACAGAATACTTAGCAACGTTTTATATGGAACTTACACATTTAATGCGTACAGAAAAAGTTGTCACATCCGAGCAGATAGGCAACCTAGCATTGGAAGTACAACAACAATTAAATGCTGTATTCCAAAAAAAATAGCTAACCTGCTGCAACAGATTAGCGAATTAACTCAAATATGTAACTACATTATAGCACGATTTTAAAAATTTTAATAGATGGAGTGATTGGAATGCAAACATTAGATAGCCCGGTGTTCGAGTTAAATAAAGAAAGCGATTATTACAAAAAAATCAAAGAGGTTAAAGATAGCCAGCCAATAATAAACGAAATTTTAGATCAAGTAGCAAGTAAATTAGAAATTGATCCAAAAGAGTTCTTGTATTACAACGCAGGCGGTTTTGGTTTTGAGAAGTACACAGACAGTTACATGAAATATCAAGATAAACTAACTAAAAACCCAGACAGAAACGGTGTTCATACGTTCAAAAGATCAACGAATGAATTCAAGGAAATAAGTTCCATGATCAATGAAATTGACAAGATAAAAAAGACCGTTAACCCTTTTGCCTTACATGATATTTTCGGTTTTAACAACCTCAAAGCTTCTCAATGGATAGGTGATAGATTTTTCGTTGGTGTTAAATCCGAAGAAAGAACAATGGGTAATGTCGAAGAAAGAAAAAATCAGTCAATAGAGCCGGTTAAAGATATATCTTATAAAGAATATTTGAAACTAGTCATGGAACACACAGATTAACAGATAGCCTAGCGCTATCTGAAAGAGCGTAACTAAATAAACCAATATACCCACCTACCAATAGTTGCGCTCTTTCAGATGGTTCTAGCCAAACTATCGATAACGGCTGCGGAAACAGTCGTTCATCGCCAAATTATGCATTACTCACACTCTTGCAAGCGGTTGGCTACCGCAAAACTATCAATCTAGCGAAGGAGGTAAGGAAAATGGTCATGTTAGAACATCCATCAATTACACGAACGATTAGTACAGGCTATCCGTATCCGGTCGATGATGGTCACGAGGAATTTGATTTGTTCGGTGATCTAGTAACCGTTAATGATGAAGTATTTGAAACGGAAGATGGCGACATTGTACTAGAAGTGAACATGGAAAGGTATTTGTCTGAGCAATTAGGTATCGAAAGAAGGCAATAAAAAACCGCCAATCAAGGCGGTCGGTCACTTAATTAATAATGTTAACTTAATTATAGTTGATCGGCTGTTAAAAATCAATAGGAGGGTTACAGAGTGGCTAAAGCACAAACAGAAATACTCGCTTCAACTGTTGATATGTCGCACCAAGAATGGCTCGAAATGCGCACAAAAGGGATTGGCGGAAGCGATGCTTCTATCGTACTTGGATTGAACAAATATAAGACAGCTTTTGAGTTATGGCTTGATAAAACAGGTCAATCAACTGTAGAGGATTCAGCAGGAGAAGCTGCTTATTTTGGAAACCTACTTGAAGATGTTGTGGCAAAAGAATTTGAATTGAGAACAGGTAAAAAAGTACGTAAACACAATTTCATGTTAAAACACCCGAAACACGATTTTATTATAGCTAACATTGATCGAAAAGTAGTTGGAGAAAATGCTTTGCTCGAATGTAAGACAGCTAGTGCATACCTTTCAGAAGCTTGGGAAGGCGACGAGATACCAGATGCTTATTTAGTACAAGTTCAACATTACTTGGGTGTCACAGGATTTGATAAAGCATATATAGCGGTTTTAATTGGCGGTCAACGTTTTGTATGGAAGGAGATTGACCGCGACGAGGAATTAATCAAAATGATTTTTAGTGCGGAAGTAGACTTTTGGAATCGACACGTTATAGCAAACATTCCTCCTGCATTAGATGGCTCAAGTGCTGCTGAACAATATTTAAAAGAGCGATTTGAAAAATCAGACCCAAATAAGACAGTTGATTTAGCTTTTGAATACAAAGACAAGATTGGAACGTGGAACGCATTAAAAAGCAAAATCAAAGAATTAGATCAACGTAAGAAAGAAATTGAGAACGACATCAAGCAAGAACTTGGAGAAGCGGAGATTGGCTTTGTAGAAAACTATCAAGCTACTTGGAAACAAATTAATTCTAATAGAGTTGATACGAAAAGGCTAAAAACGGAGTTCCCAGAGGTTTATGACAAAGTTTTGAAGCAAAGTTCATATAGAAAATTCGACGTAAAGGAGATAGGTTAAATGGCTACTAATGACACATTAAAAAACCAAATTTCTAACAAGAAAAATAATCAAGTTGCAGAAGGAAAGCAAGGAACAACAATGAAAGGTTTGCTTAATTCTCCTGCTGTTATGAAACGTTTTGAAGAGGTGCTCGGAAAGAGAGCGAATCAATTTACAGCATCTATTTTGAGCCTTTACAACAATGAAAAAACATTACAGAAATCAGAACCAATGAGCGTTATCTCAAGCGCAATGATTGCAGCAACATTAGATTTACCGATTGATAAGAACTTAGGTTATGCGTGGATTGTTCCGTATGGTAATAAAGCGCAATTCCAGTTGGGCTACAAAGGTTATATCCAGTTAGCTTTACGTACTGGTCAGTATCGCAACATTAACGTAATTGAAGTATACGAAGGAGAATTGGTTAAGTGGAATCGTCTCACAGAGGAATTAGAGTTGGATTTTGAACAGAAGAAGTCCGACAAGGTTATTGGTTACACAGGCTACTTTGAACTAATTAACGGATTTAGAAAGACGGTTTACTGGTCTAAAGCAGACATCGAAAAGCATAAGCAAAAATTTAGTAAATCTAATTTTGGTTGGAGTAATGATTGGGATGCAATGGCTAAGAAAACTGTTATTCGAAACATGCTTAATAAATGGGGTATTCTCTCCATCGATATGCAAAAGGCTTACTCTACTGATGAAATCGAACAGGAGCAAGAAAGCAATGATTTTATTGACGGCGAATGGGCAGAAGTTAGCGAGGACGACATTACCGAAGCAATGAACGAAGTGTAATGCATGAGTTCAAAGAACGCATACCACACTGCTACACATGGCTATCACACGGTAACAAAGCATTATTTAAAAGGTACGTTGCTTCTTATGTAGAACGTAACGTGCCGGGATATAAGTTGTTAAGGATTGAGGATAAGGGAACGGTTGCGGTTTGTATTAAAAATTAAGAAAGGAGAACGGCTATGAAGGGTGCATTCCAAATAAGCAGAGAAATATTTAAAAGCGATGTTTGGTCGGACGTAGTTAAGTTTAGGATTTTCTTCTATATTCTCGGAAATGCAGTCTTTAACAAAGACGGAATTGATCATGCTGGAATGAAGATTGAAAGAGGTCAGTATTTGCGATCTTTAAGACAGTTACAAGATGATCTTTCTTACAGAGAAGGAAGAGGGAATTCAGTTAAAAAGTATCCATTGACAACAATTCAAAGGAAAATTAAATCACTCGAAAAAGATCAGAGAATAACAACGAAATCAACAGAATATGGAACACTCTTCACAGTCGTTAACTATGCATTATATCAAGATTTAGACAACTACAAGAATGGTTCAGTGGAACAGAGACGGAACAGCGATGGAACAGCAACGGAACAGCAATGGAACAATAATAAGAATGTTAAAGAATGTATTAAGAATGAAGAAGAATTATTTAGTAGTAATAGCGATGACGGATTTTCCGAAGTGATTCAATTTTACGAATCGAATTTACAAACAGGATTAAATATCGGTTCCGTTAATCAACAACTATTAATTCAATGGTATGACGAACTAGGAAAAGACTTGTTACTTGCTGCTATGAAGGTTGCTGCTAAAAGAGAGATTAAAGGAACTTCATTTGTCGAAGGTGTTTTGAACAAATGGAAAGATGCTGGTGTGGAAACGATTGAACAGGCTCGATTATTTGAAACACAGTTTAAACAGAATAAGAAAAGTAACGTAATCAACATAAACAGAGGTGAACATGATGGACAACCTAGCCAGAACGATGGAAAGGAAAATGGAAAGTTGGGGCTTGGATCCCTCATCCAACGGTAAACCTGAACCTATTCAATGCAAAAAGTGTGGAAAGGACAAGCCGATCGCTGAAATAAAACATCCGATTACAGGTAAGAAAAGATGGGTGCATTGCGCTTGTCCATGCGAAATAGAAAGACTTGAAAACGAAAAAGAAGAACAAAAGCAAAAAGTGAAACGAAACAAGATTGAAAAAATGTTGAAGATTAGTAGCGAAATGAAGAACATTCAATCATTAACGTTTGATAGTTTCGAAGGTCGAAAAGGAACTGAACGAACAAAAAACGCTGTTATGGGTGCGGTAAATAACTTTAAAGATAGACAACAAAAAGGATTATTTATCTTCGGTGAAACAGGCAATGGCAAATCACATTTAACTGCTGCAGGCGGTAATGAATTAATCAAGCAAGGATATGCGGTTATTTTTATTACTGAACAGGATCTATTCAAACGATTAGATGCAACAAAGAACTTTAAAAATGAAGAATCATTTCATGAAATTATGAATGCTTGCATTGAAGCTGACTTGATGATTTGGGATGACTTTTTAAGCAGTCAAACATTGAACAAAGATGAACGTAATTACATTTTCCAGATTGTTAACGGTCGAGAGAGAGCGAACAAGCCTATCTGGTTTACTAGCAACGTCACAGAACGAGAATTTAGCAGTGATGGCATTCAATACAAGTTAGATGATAAAGGCAGGACGTGGTGGCGCATCATCGGTAACTCCGATTGCGTACTTAACACCGCTAGCAACCACAGAAAAGCAAAAGCGATGGCACAAGCGTTAGGTATATCTATTGATGAATATGAGAACAGAAATTATTAAACGGTAACGACTACCGCAGAAAAAAATTTTAGGAGGATGAAAGATGAATTTAAAAATGTTCAAGTTCGGTGATGATCGGTGCGATTGGGTATGTCACGAAAGCGAGGAACAAGCAATAGACCTTTATAAATCAATTATTGGTGAAGATGAATTTCAAGAAATGTTGGATTGTTTCGGAGATGAAGCTGTAACAGAGGAGCCAATGGATAAGTTATTCACTTATTACCATGACGGAGTTACACCAGAAAAAGATACTTTTGAAAATCTTATCAATAAGTATTGCACCGAGCCAGACGTGTTTGCTACGAGTGAATTTTAAGGAGTGATCAAATGAGTGAAAAAGTAAAAGTTACGAAAAAACAAGCGGAAATACTTGATAACTGTAAAAACAAAACGTCTCTATTAAGAAGAACGATACTAAGCATTTTATCCGGTAAAGAAAGCGCTATGTATGAATTGTCTACTGATGATTTGGCGAAAGCTATATATATCGGCTATGAGGTAGAGGAAGAATACAAGAAAAATGATTGGATCGTAGTTGAAGATTGCCCTTGTGATCACATTATAGGAAAAGTCCAGAAGATAAAAGATGTAGAACACATTGAAGGATATGACACTATGTATCATTACGAAGATTGGTGGTCTGACAAGAGAAAAACTAAATTAAGACACGCCACAGAACAAGAAATAGCACAAGAGAAAAAACTTAGATTCTGGAACGGTTTAGGAAGGTATATTGAAGAGTATAAAGATGGCGATATAATTTTAAACCCCGACGGAGAGATCGATGAGGTTAGAGAAATCAAAGAAGATGGATTAATAGTTTCTAGGACGTTTGGTGAGTTCGAAAAGTCAGAAGCTAAGTTAATATGCCCTTTAGAATCAAGATTAGATTAGGAGTGATCAAGTGATAAAACTAATCAAATTTATACAATTTGCCTTGCATTATGATCACAAAAAAATATTAGAGTGGGATGGGAAATAGGAGTGATTAAATGAAATACCAACAAATAGGCAAGCGCATCGGTGAAATGGTAGACGTTAAGAATGATCAATATGGTAGCTCCTTCGCTAAATGCGGTGACTTTCTCGAGATACTTTATCCAAACGGTATTCAACCGCATCAATATAAAGAAGTCTTAGCGCTTGCTAGAACGTTTGATAAGCAGATGCGGATTGCTAACGGTGATAGAGGTAATGAGAGTGCTTGGAATGATATAGCAGGTTATTCAATTTTAATGAGTGGGGAGGTAGAGGAATGAATAATAAAGAGATTGATAGATTAGTTGCCGAAAAAGTTATGGGATGGGAAGTAATTGAGTATAAGAACATTGGCAAGACAGTTATTGATGATGGAGAGTTTCCTGTAGAAATTGAAGAATTTAAACCAACAGAGCTAATAGAAGATGCTTGGACGGTTGTAGAGAAGTTACAAGGAATGAAATACCGGGTTCAAATTTCAACGCATGGAGGTACGTACGAAGTTGAGTGCGCTAGATATGAAGATGCTTGTTATTTTTCACAAGAAGAAAAAACAGTTCAACTAGCCATATGCAAGATTGCTTTAGAAGTGGCGGGATTTGAGGTAGAGGAATGAACGGACTATACTTCTTCCCACCACGACCAAACGGAGATACACGATCCGTATTTGAAAAGTATCCAGAACTATGTAAAAGAATGGGATTTGTGAAGGAGGTTGAAGCTGTTGAACACAAGAAGCACATTAACAGACTACCAACGTAGCCATATTATCGACCAGTTAGCAAAATACGGTTTTTATGATGTGGAAGGATTAACGTACGAAGAACTACAAAAGAAGTTAACTGTTAGAAGAGCGAAGAACATTAAGGTAGAAGCGCCAGCAAATAAATTTTTCTAGGAGTGGTCACAAATGCAATTAAACGAATTTCAAGAACTGTCAAAACGAACGCTACCAAATAGAGATATGAGAAAAGATTCTGCCAACTACGCTCTAGGACTAACTGGAGAAAGCGGAGAAGTAGCAGACGAGATTAAAAAATGGTTATTTCATGGTCATGGCATAGATCGTATGGCTATTAAAAAGGAACTAGGAGATACACTACATTACATTGCAGGACTTTGTAGCATATTAGGATTTGAATTAGAAGGTGTGGCGCAAGAAAACATTGAAAAATTAAAGAAACGGTATCCAGATGGATTTAGTCAAGAAGCAAGTATTAATCGAGTTGAGTAGGAGGGGATTTTAATGACATCAACAGACAGACAAAAACAAGATATCAAGATTGCTAGATTAGAACATGAAAACCATTACTACAAGCAAACGGAAAAACATAGAGCGCTGATAGTTAAATTATTAGCTACAGTTAGTGTGTTATCGTCGCTTGTCGCTGTGATTGGGTGGTTGCATTGATTAAATTTACTATACCCGGGGAACCTGTGGCACAGGGAAGACCCCGGGCAGGAAAAACAAAATACGGCAAGACCGTACTATATGATCCTAGAAAAAGTAAAAATTATAAACAATACATTAAGTTAGTTGCTAGCCAACATGTACCTCACAAGCAAATAGAAGGGCAAATAAGCATGCATTTAAAGATTTATAGACAAATACCTAAGAGCATGACGAAAAAGCTAAGAAAGGCATCTATTGACGAAATACACAGACCGACGACAAAGCCAGATTGCTCCAACATAGCAAAAGGGATTGAAGATGCGCTCAACGGAATGATTTACAAAGATGATAGTCAGATAGTTGATTTACATGTTTCCAAGTTTTATAGCGAAAATCCGAGGGTTGAAGTTGAAATTAAGGTATTGGATGGTGTGAAGTGATACGCAGAACCACAGAACACAAGGCGATAAACGGTGAATATGAATACATGATTGTTTTTACAGTATATGAGCAAGGATTTAAGAAAGAACAGATTAAGCAGGAAAATATTTATACCAAGAAGCATGGGAAGGTTGTGGTTTAGGTGGACGAATCATTAGGAACTTTACGCGATGCTGTTTTAGGTGTCTGGGAAGAGATCAAAAAGGTTTTTCAAAGAATATTTGATATTAGAAAAGAAATTGAAAGAGAAGAAAAACTGAGAAAAACTTGGGTAGTACCTAAAGTAATCTACATGAAAAGCCAAGTTATGAATCGTAAGCCTATCAATATTCATGCTAGGAACGGAATTTAACACATAGGGGGAATGAACATGGCGAAAAGTGAGAACGCAAACGAGAAACTGGCTAAATGGTTAAGTGGTTTAGATGGAACAAAAGGTAATGTGGATTTTAGCACGCAAGAAGATAAAACAATCATCGTTAAGCAAGGTGAAGTAATTGTATTGGACAAGCCTGCTAGTGGATATGGAGAGAATGTTGTTACTTGGGTTAATGGTGAGATACAAGGAGATCGAGTTAGTTATACGAATAAGAGGTAGTTGATAAAAATGCATTAAGAAAGGATGATCGCATGAAAGTATTTGTTGTGCTGTATGAAAGTTTTAATGAAAAAGAAACAGATGTCTTAGATGTTTACACTGATGAAGAAAAAGCTAACAACAGAGTTAAATATGAAAGGGAATTAATCGGGGGCAATCCAAGCGATTGCTTGCGCGATGAATGTTGGTACCAAGAAAGAAGTGTTGTTAAATAATTTAAAAACTACGAAACAATTAAATACTAAGTCTGACCGAGAAACGGAGGACACATATGGCTTAACAGGCTGTTTGTGTCCTTTTTATTACTAACTAGGGGGTAATGGTTATGAGGTTTGCAACGAGAGATTACTATCCATATTTGGGACAAGGTTTAAGTGTAGAGGAAATGGAAGAACGGATTATTGCTGATACGAAACTACAGAAGAAATTGCGAGAAAAGGAAAGTGAAGCAGAATTTAGTCCATTTGCATTTAAGATGATACTTAGTCCAGAGCGAAAAGATAAGATGAAGATGCCGCCAAAGCCAGTGAAAAAGAGCAGATACGCACAACAACTTTTTGAGATTGGGGCTGGTTGGGATGAATAAATTAAAACAAATACAAACATTAATCTATAACTATCATTGGCAACGTAAAGAAGTAGATCGCATCGCTCGCATATTAAATAGCATAGATGGACCACAAGGGGCAGGCATTGCACAATATGGCATTGAAGCGACACTTCCTAAGCCTAATACAAACGAGAAAAGCAAATATGAGATAGAAGCTATGGGAAGAAGAGAAAAACGTCAATATGAGCGTTATGTGCGCTTCTCAGAGAACGTTGAAAAGGTGGAATCACTAGCAGATTACTTAGACAATGATCACCAGTTAATTATACTCGACTGCATGATGGAAGGTATGTCGTATCGGTCAATTGCAGACCATTTAGGTGTCAGCCGATACAAGCTAGGTGAAATGAAAGATGATATGTTCGACCAATTATGCCAAAAATGCCACTTTCCACAACATTTGTTAAAAGAAAAATTAACAGTGTAAAATGGAAGGAGAGGTCGGCGAGGTTAAATATTCTGGCCGACAAGATAATTAAATGATTTAGAAAAGCACTTGATCACACGATTAGGTGCTTTTTTCGTTCTATGATTACAGAGCAAATTGATTAGGATTAAGTTCCTGCTCTGTAATGATGGAGTGAGAATATAAGGGGGGTAGGTGTTATGTAATGAATTGGGATGAAATAAGAAAAGAATACGAAACAACAACCATTACGTTAAAAGCACTTGCTGAAAAACATAATGCGAAGCTTGGAACGTTAAAGAGTCGTAAAAGTCGCGAAGGTTGGTCGAGGGATGCAACTAAAAGCAAAAAGGTTGCAACCGTAAAAAAAGATGCACCCAAGAAGAAAAAGCAAAAAAATAGATCCGGTAATCCTAATCCTAAAAACCAGTTTACAAAACGGAACAGTGCTGCGGTAACTCATGGTTTGTTCTCGAAGTATTTACCAGAAGAAACAACCGAGATAATGAACGATATTGAAACCATGCAACCACTAGATATTTTGTGGATGAATATAAAGATGCAGTTTGCTTCAATCATACGAGCGCAACAGATTATGTTTGTTGAAAGTAAAGAAGATACTTCTTCTGAGGTTATAGAAGAATCATTAGAGAAAACAAAATACGAGGTACAATTTGCTTGGGATAAACAAGCAACATTCATGAATTCACTCAGTCGATCAATGGCTGAGTTGAGAAACATGCTAAAGCAATTTGCTGAAATGGCAGATTATGATGATTATAGGTTGTTGGAAATTCAAAAAATGCAAGTAACCATTGATAAGACAGAAAAAGAGAAAGAGTTCATCGAAGAACGGATTAAGAATGTTAAGGGTGACGAAAAAGATACTTCTCTAATGCAAGCATTAATCGAGGGGCGTAAACAGTATGACGAAAACAGTTAAATTTAGCGACAAGCAATTAAATTGTATTTACAGACCGTATGATTATACCTTTGACGTTTTCGAGGGTACACCAAGAAGCGGAAAAACTACAGGCGCCCATTTTCGGTATGCTGATCACCTTATTAACTCACACGAAGAAGATCAAAACCATTTAGTAGCTGCATATAACCAAGAACAAGCATTTCGATTATTTATAGATGGTGATGGAACTGGACTTATGCACATATTCAACGGTTATTCACAGATAAAACACGATGAACATGGTGATCATTTGGAGGTACACACACCAAAAGGAATAAAACGCGTCTATTATAAGGGCGGTGCTAAAGTTAATAGTGTTGGTGCTATTACTGGTATGTCTCTAGGTTCAGTGATGTTTTGTGAGATTAATTTACTACATCTTAATTTTATTCAAGAAGCATTTAGAAGGACGTTCGCTGCTAGAAATCGTTACTTCTTAGCTGATTTAAACCCTCCCTCACCTAATCATCCTGTTATTAGTGAGGTTTTTGACGTTCAAAATACACGTTGGACACATTGGACGATACAAGATAACCCAATAATTACAGAAGAACGTAAGCAAGAGATATATGAGATATTGAAAAAGAATCCTTACTTGTTAGATCGTGACTGGTTCGGAAAGCGTGTAATGCCGCAAGGTGTTATCTATTCTATGTTCAATCCAGAAAGGCACCAAGAACCGTCGTTGATGGGTAAGCCGTACGAATTATATTTTGTTGCTGATGGTGGTCAATCGGATGCTACTAGCTGTAGTTGTAACATTGTTACCAGATATGGTGATAAATTTAGATTAAATAGAGCGGCTAACTACTATCATTCTGGTAAAGATACAGGCCAAGTGAAGGCTATGAGTACCTATGCGAAGGAAATAAAAGAATTTATTCAGTGGTGCGTAGATAAATATCAAATGCGTTATCAAGAGGTGTTTGTCGATCCTGCTTGTAAGTCGTTAAGAGAAGAACTACACAAGATAGGCATACAAACATCAAGAGCAGACAATAACGCTTCTGATGCAAAGAAACAAGGTGGCGGTATTGAGGTAGGTATAGAAAGGTCACAGAACGCTATCACAAATGAACAGTTCTTCTTGATCGATACGAATAAATACGACCATTACAATTTTATAAAAGAGGTTGGGATGTACGTTAGAGATGATAACGGAAACCCAGTCGATGATTTTAACCACGCTATGGATGAATTTCGCTATAGCGTTAATTATTTTTATAAAAGGTATGTTATATAAGGTGGTGATAAACCATGTTCAAGCGATTAGTAAGCAAGGTGAGGGAGGTGCTATATAAAATGGGTCTGTTAAAAGGTATTAAGAAAGTAACGCAACATAAAGATATATATGCTAATGATGAAATGTACGACAACATTGATCTGTGGAAAGCGTTGTATAAAGGTTATAGCAAGCAAATACATGATGTTGAATACTTCACCATAGAAAAAGGTAAGCAAACTAAGCGGATGCTCACGTTAAACATGCCTAAAGTTATTTCTGAAGAAATGGCTAGTCTCGTATTTAATGAAAAATGCGAAATTAATATTGATGAAGATAATACACAAGATTATATTGCTGATGTTCTAAAGCATAACAAGTTTAATAAGCTTTTCCAGGACTACTTGGAATACAATTTTTCTTCTGGTGGAATGGTTGTAAAACCATATGTTAGCGATGGCAAGATCAAGCTATCATTTGTTACTGCCGATTGCTTTATACCAGTGTCATACGGAAATGAAGGCATTAAAGAAGGTGTTTTCGTTGATGAATGGCGAGAAGGTAAACATAAGTACACGCATTTGGAGTGGCATCTTTGGATTGATGGTATTTATACAGTTAGAAATGAAGTGTATAGATCAGACAACAGTACAGACGATATCGGTATTAAGATACCTTTAGAATCTGTTCCTAAGTTAGCTGGAATAGAGGAAGAACTAGGAATGCCACCAATTACTAGATCGTTATTTGCTTATTTCAAGCCTAATATTGCTAACAACATCGATACACAATCACCATTAGGTATCAGTATTTATGCTAATGCGATTGACACATTAAAAATGGTAGATACGATGTTTGATAGTTTGAATCGAGAGTTTGTTAATGGTAAAAAACGTATTATAGTTCATCCGAACATGGTAAAAACAGTACCGGATCTAGAAACCGGGAACATGATAAGGTATTTCGATGCTAACGACGAAGTTTATGAGGCGTTTAACTTTTCTGACATGGATAACGAACCGATTAAAGATGTTAGGGTCGAATTACGCGTTGAAGAACATATAAGCGCAATTAACGCTGCATTAAATCTATTAGCCACACAGACTGGCTTTAGTACAGGAACGTTTACCTTTGATGGCCAGTCTATGAAAACAGCTACAGAGGTTGTTTCTGAACAATCTAAGACATTTAAAACGAAGAAAGCACACGAAACCATCGTAGAAGCGGGATTACAAGAATTAGTACATGCCATATTAGAATTATCTAGTGTTTATGGCATATACAACGCACCAGATGATATTGAGGTGTCTGTAGCGTTCGATGATTCAGTCGCGGAAGATAAACAAGCCGAATTGAATCGAGCGATTATAGAACTGTCTAATAAGATGAAGCCTAAATATAAGATTATAGCTAAGTATTACGATATTTCAGAAGAAGAAGCTAAAAAATGGATACAAGAGATTAACGAAGAAAGTGCAACAGTTGGTGCTGAATCAGTTGACTTCTTTGGAACTGGAGGTGGCAATAATGCCTCTAATATGGGAAATTAAATATTATCTTAGCCAAATGAAGATGTACAGACGATTCAAAAAGGGTAAGTGGTACTTCGTTACACCGAAATATGATTTTATTCACGGAAAGTATTGGATCAATAGAGCGCCGTTGAGCAATGAGGTCATTATTCGTACTGAGGTGTATTAAATGGATAAACGAGAACTACAGCGCCTATCACAACCTGTCACAGACGTTTATCTTGGCATTGAGGAACAAATACTATTGAACATTGCTAAAAGGCTGGCAAAGCATAATTCTTTGCTCATGGAAGATGATATTCAATCGTGGCAAGTGCAGGCTTTGAGTGAATTAGAAGGATTGTCGCAAGAGAACATTCAGTTTGTGTCTAGCCAATCTGGTAAAACGGTTGAAGAAGTTAGAAAAGCGCTTGAAAAAGCAGGGTATGGCATGATCGAGGAAAACGAGAACATATTAAAACGTGCTGCCAAAGAAGGTTTACTTAATGATGCGCCCCCTGTTGCAGAAAGTAGCGCTATTGCATCTATATTAGCAAGTTATGAAAGACAATCACGCGAAACGCTTAATCTAGTTAATTCAACAATGTTAAACCAATCAGAGCAAGCTTATTTAGATATAATCAATCGAACAACAGGTGAAGTATTATCTGGTGTATCAACTCCACAACAAGCGCTAAGAAAAACGGTTGGTGAATGGGCTGAAACTGGCACACCTGCATTGATAGATAAAGCAGGAAAACGATGGTCTAGCGAAGCTTATATTAGTACAGTGATGAGATCAACCAGTAATAATGTCGCTAACGATATGCAAGAAGCTAGATTCGATGAATACGGTAACGATCTAGTGGAAGTGTCCAGCCATAGTGGAGCAAGACCGAAATGCGCGCCTTATCAAGGTCGTATTTTTAGTAGGTCGGGCAATCATCCGAGGTATCCACCGTTATCAAGCACGAGTATAGGAGAAGTAGCAGGATTATTCGGTGAACAATTAACGCCGAATTAAAACGATGTGAACTTCATTACCCAAAGGTGTTTTAATCTTATTTTATATGGAATTAAATGCGGTCATATATTATAATAAGATTAAAGCTAACGGGGAAGGCTAAAGCTTAAGCTATGCTAATCCCGTGCCAAAATCAGTTGAGGTGATGAAATGGAACGAATTGTAGGCATATATAAAGTTACAAACTTAATAAACGGTAAAATGTATATTGGGCAATCAACAAATATTAAAAAGAGATTTACATCTCACAAAAACGCCATTAACAGAAGCGATGACGACCCGAGGGGTCAAGGGCCTTTGTATGATGATATGAGAAATTATGGTGTGGAAAACTTTTCTTTTGAGGTAATGGAAGAATGTTCAAAAAATGAATTGAATGAAAAAGAAGAATATTATATTTCTTTTCACAATTCAGTGGATGATGGGTACAATATAAGCAAAAAAGCCATTACCACGAATGATCCTGATGTGCGAAAGAAAATAATAACCGAAGAATTTTTAGAGAGGAATTCGATTCGTTTTAAAGAGATGAACAAACAAAATTGGAAAGATGCTGAGTATCGTAAAAAGAAGTCAAAACAATCCAGTGAACTTCAAAAGAAAAGATTACAAGACCCTGAATATCGCAAACAAAAAAGTGAGCAACTAAAAAAATATTGGTCTAAAAAGAAAAAGCGTGTTGCCCAATACACGTTAGATGGTGAATTAGTAGCTGTTTACGAAGGTTTGAGGGTAGCTGAAAGAAATACAGGTATAAAATCAATACACAAACACCTAAAAGAACCCGATAAACGGAAACAAGCCGGAGGTTATGTTTGGAAATATGTCGATAACTCAACTGATGAGGTGTAGAGACTATCGAAAGCAATCAAGCATCCATTAAGGGTGCTTTTTTAGTGAGTAGAGTAGGACAGAAAATGGGTTACTGTCCGAAGCGCATCGCATACTATTGTATGAAGATATAGTCCGACACTCATAGAAATATGAGAAAACAAAACGGTTAATTGTGGTCATGTAAAGTACGCATACATTGAAGGTATTTCTAAACAACGTTATAAGCCAAGAGATCCAGAAGTTAATGACAAGGCATATGAGCGTAGTCAGAAACAACGTTACTTAGAAAGACAAATAAAGAAAGCTAAACGTGAAAAAGCTATGCTAGAAGAATTGGGCGATACAGAAGGAATAGAAAGAGCGCAACGTAAGATTTTAAACAGACAGGATAATATGCGCCAATTTATTAAATCGACCAACAGAACACGTCGTAGAGAACGAGAACAAATAAGCTAGGAGGTGATCACTTGCCAGTATCTAAAAAAGAATTTGAGAAACTAAAAGAAAGCCATGATCATTTGGAAAGCATGGTTGTTCAATTGGTTATGCGTGTGCAAGAGTTAGAAAAGAAAAACGAACCTAAATACTTTGGTTAGAAAGGGTGAAGATAAAATGAAATGGTATTTAAAACAACTGATTCCAATGACTTATCGTACAAAATGTGAAATGGGCGACAAAAATTATTTTGTTGTATGGAAAATGTGGTTTGGTCGTTGTTACAAGCAAGATTGGATTGAAATGGCATGAATAATATAGCTGAATTAAAACCATATGAGGTGTTTGAATACGGTTGGGGTACAGCTGTAAAACATAAAAATGGAGATTGGGAGAAAATATTCTTGAAGCCAACTGGCCAAGAAATTGATGTTACTAGCCTTAATGTTATCTTGCACGATAACGGAATAGAGTTTTTCGCTGATATAGCAGAAAGGTAAGGTGATCTTTATCTTGATGGCCATATATTGGCTTGTCCTAAGTATGACATTAAAAGGCTTATTTATTATGCCTTTATCCGCAGGCGGTAAAGAACGGAAGGAAACTACATCCATTACGGAGGGAAAGAACATGCTAGATAAACTATTGAAATTGAATTTACAATATTTCGCTGATGACAGCGCAGGAGACCAGACTTCTGATGATCAAGCTGGAGGACAAGAGCAACAAGATAATACGCAAGATCAACAGGGTACTGATTCCCAACAATCAGAGGGGAAAACTTTCACACAAGACGATGTGAATAACCTAGTTGCTAGAGAGACGAAGAAACAACAAGAAAAGCTTTTAAAACAACTAGGAGTTAGCGATTTTAAAGACGCCAAAGAAGGCATGACGAAGCTGAAAGAGTTTCAAGATGCACAAAAAACAGATCAAGAAAAGCTTAATGATAAGCTAGCCACTTTCGAATCTCAAATTAATGAAAAAGATACTACTATTTCTGACTTGCAAGCAGAAAATGAAGCAATTAAAGCTGGTATCAAAGACGAGAAGAATTTAGATGCTGTTATTACGTTAGCTAAAACGAAAGTTAATGATGACGTGAGTATCAAAGAGGCTATTAAACAGGTAGTAGAAGATTATCCTCATTTCGCTGGTCAACAAGAGCAAGAAGAGGATAAACCGAATTTTACAACAGGTAAACACAATAAACAAAGTACTGGCGATTCGTTTGCTAAAACATTACTAGGAAAATAAAAGGAGAGATTTTAAATGCCAAACGCTATTAATTATGCACAACGTTATTCACAAGAATTAGATCAAGCATTCGTACAATCTACACTAACAAACCCTTTAGAAACAACAAACGTAAATTGGTTGGGGGCTAAAACATTCCACGTTCCATCTTTAGAGGTCACTGGATATAAAAACCATAGCCGGAACGGTGGATATAACCGAGGTGACGTAACAGTAACACACGAACCATATACGTTATCTTTTGATCGAGATGTTGAATTTTTTGTTGATCAAATGGATGTAGATGAATCAGATCAAGCAGCTAGTGCAGCTAATGTCACAAGAGAATTCATTCAACAACATGCAGGTCCTGAAGTTGATGCATATCGTTTTTCTAAAATGGCTACACGCGCTATTTCAGAAGGTAACAACACTTCAGAAGCACTTCCGACAGATGCAACTGCGGTGGTAACAAGATTGCGCGAAGATATTCGAAAATTACGTAAGTACGGAACACAAAACCTTACTGTATATGTTACTTCTGATGTTATGTCAGCTGTTGAAGATTTCAAAATGAATAAAGGGTCTATTTCGCTTGATAATCAAGGTACAGTAATTGAAACACGCGTCGCCACTTTAGATGGAGTTACATTAATTGAAGTATTTGACGTGGATCGATTCCATACTTCATTTGACTTTACAACAGGATTTACGCCAGCGACTGGTTCATACGCGATCAACTGGATTGTTGTATATCGCGGAGCCATTATTTCTAAAGCAAAACTAAATTCTATTTATCTATTTTCACCAGGTAACCACACACAAGGTGACGGTTACTTGTACCAAAACCGTATGTATCATGATCTATTTGTTATGAAGAATAAAGCTGATGGCATTGTTGTATCTCATAACGATACAGCTTTAGCATAAACAGGAGGGTTATAAATGCCAATTCTTAAAAAAGAAAACGTAATTTTGCAGGAAGAAGACGCTGGCAAGATTAAAGAATTAAAACTTTATGGTTATGAAGAAGTGAAGAAAGAAGATTTGTTACCAAAAAAAGAAGAAAAATCTTTAAACAAGTTAAATAAAGATGAGATTAAAGCAAAGTTAGCTGAATTGGAAATTGAGTTTGATAAAGATGCTAACAAAGATGTTTTGTTGCAGCAATTACAAGAAGCATCCTCTAACTAGGGGGTGCTTTTATTATGCCTTACATTGATTACACATATTACACAGACGAATTTCAAGGCGAAGAGGTCGACGAGCAAACATTTAATAAATATGTTCGACGCGCTAGTGATTTAATCGATCAAGTGACTAACTATGTTATTGCTAAATATCAATTCGAGAACCTAGCAACCTTTATTCAAAATCAAGTAAAGAAAGCTACTGCTGCGCAAGTTGAATTTTACGTAGTGAAAGGTAATCCTGCTGAATTAGATGCTGGTGAGGAAGTTTCTAACGTGTCTATTGGCTCTTTTTCTTATCAAGAAGGTAATGACAATCGATCTAGTAAACAGGCTAACAGGATTAGTCCTAATACTTTAGAATACTTGCGTACAACTGGATTATTATACCGAGGATTGGATGTGGTGCATCGTGCCTACTATTAAACCAATACCTAAGAATCTATTAACTGACACTATTGCTTATAAGCCAATATTAAGTGATCAAGGGGATGGTTGGAATTCAGAATATGGAGAAGAACAGGAAATTAGTTTTGTTCGTGTGGAACCAGCAACCTCCATGAATAGATCATCAGATAGTCAAGGTAGACAAGCTAACGACATTGTGTTTATAGATCGTAACCACTCTTCTTTTTTTCCGACTGATGCAAAAGCAGGCGACTTGATTAATGATCGAGAAGTTACTCGAGTAAAAAAATTAAAAACGTTTGATGAAATACATCATTTAGAAATTGAAGTGGTATAAATGTTAAACATTAAAGTGGAATGGTTTGATATTGAAAAGAAACTAGGACAATCAACTGCAATGTCACAGGTTTTTCTTGATAATGAAGTGCTAAAAGATAGTAACTATTATATCCCGATGGATACTGGTAATGCGAGAGATTCAGGGATTATTCACTCTAAGATTGGTAGTGGGCAAATACAATGGGTTGCTCCATACATCAAACCTATTTATTATGATAGCAACATGAATTTCTCGACCGACCGTAATCCAAATGCCACGAATTTGTGGTATGAGTATGCCAAAGCGCAAAATCTTGATGATTGGGTTAAGGGCGCAGAAGAAGCGTTTAAACAAGGATTCTAGGAGGTGTAAGAGTGGATTTTTTGATTAGGTTAAAAAGTCACATGGAAGGTCTAGCTTTTACACCTTCTACAATCAATATTGGTTTATATAACAAGAACGGAAATAGTGTTGCGATCAGGCCATCACCAAACAACATTAATGAGCGGTATATGTCGAAAGGCTATATCTATCCGTTCAGCTTTCAACTGTTAGTACACCACAAAAATAATACAATCGGTTACAACACAATCGAGCAATTAAGAAGCGCATACGAGAACTTAAATAACGGAGCGATCACTTCTGGTGATGGCTCTTTTAATTTGGTTTCAATGCAATGCACGACGACACCTAATTTTGTTGAAAAAACAAGTTACGGTGTACTTTGGACAGCGATTTTTAATGCTGAATTAGAGATTAAATAGGGAGGTTTTATAATGGCAGGATTTGAAATGATGTTTGCTCATAATTTTCAAATTAACACCACGCCAGAAGGAGAAACAGAAACATTAGCGCCGTTAGCGGTTGGGATATCTAACGTAGAGCCAGCTAATAACGAGGAATTAGATCAGACCATTTATTTAGATGGTGATGGTTACGGAACAACTGACGTAATCGGTGCGCAAATGACGTTAGCTTTTACTGGTCATCGTTATTACGGAGATGCTGCACAAGATTTTATATTTGGTACGCAGTTAGAACTAGGTAACGGAAGAAAAACAACGTTTGAATGGCTAGAGCCAGGTGGGGGAACGTTCACAGGAAACATTACTATCGCTAATATTTCGGGACCATCTGGTGATGCTGGGGCAAAAGGCGAGGTTTCTTTTGAAATTCATTTCAACGGTAAACCAACATATACACCGCCTACACCCTAACGCGCCCGTCAACCTTACAGCATCCAACGAGACTACAACTACTGTAGATTTAACGTGGGATGCGGTAAGCCAAGCTGACGGTTATAAAGTATATCAAGATGGAGTAGAGGTTGCACAGGTAACAGATACAACATATCAAGTAACTGGATTGACAGCATCAACAAGCTATGATTTCTACGCAACTGCTTTAAATAGCGATTACGGAACAGAATCAGAAGCATCTGCAACGGTAACTGCAACTACAACGGCATAGGGTGGCTTCGGCTACCCCTTTTTATTGAATAATAGGGGTGATTTAATGGCTAAGATTACGTTTGATGTACAAAGTAGCAACTATGATGAAATTGAGATTGGTGACAAGGTATATAACGTTTATTACGATGATGCAAGCATTGAGAAGTATCATGAACAAGCTAAGAAGTACGCTGAAAAATCGAAAGAGTTTGCCGCTAAAGATATTGAAAATTTAAGTGATGAAGAAGTAGAACAAATGAAACAAGAAAGCAATGAGATTGCTAAAGATTTTATTGAAACATTCTTTGGTAAAGGCTCATTTGATGAAGTGTTCGAAGCTTGCGGGCGGTCATCTTTTAATCTAGTGCATGTTTGCGATCAATTAATAGAGTGGATGGGATCAAAAACAGAGGTAGCTAATAGTAAAGTAGCTGCTAAATATAAAACCAAACGCAAGAAGTGATAAGTTATGAGACTAACAGATTACTTTGAAGATACGATCGTGATCAACGGCATTACGTACAACCTAGATTTTACTTTTGATAATATTTTGCGTGTTTATGAATTACAAGCTGATCAAACGGTTTCAAACGCTAATAAGATTAACTTAATGTTTGATAATTTAGTGATTGATTGCGACCAAGAGTTAGATTTTAACGTTAAAGCGCAAGCGATTGAGAAGATACTTACAGAACTAATCGCAAAAGACAACATGAAAGAGCAACACGAACAATATCCAGATCAAGAAGCACAACAAACAACTGAAAAAACACATGATTTTATTCAAGATGCGGAGTTAATTTACGCATCTTTTTTATATGATTACAACATTGATTTATTTGAGCAACAAGGATTAATGCATTGGAACAAGTTTATTGCTTTGTTTAACAACTTAAGTCAAAAAACAGTGTTTAAGCAGGTAGTTAAGATACGTACTGATCCACTACCTAAGCCTAATAAGCACAACATGAAAGAGCGTTCCAATTTAATTAAAGCTAAACAGTTCTACAGCTTAGATAAGTCTAATGAAGCGATAGAAAACCAAATTAATAGCACGTTTGATAATGTAGCAAGAATTTTCAAAGCCTCGGCCGAGAAGGGCAGGTGAGATAATTGGCAGATGGACGCATAACAATTGATACGAAGATTGACAAAAAAGGAGCCGAAAAAGGTTTATCCGATTTACAAAAGAGTGTTGAAGGCACATCTAAAAAGATGAAAAAAGTCGGCACCAATATGTCTAAGTATATTACTGCACCACTGGTGGCATTAGGAGCGGTTGGTTTTGCGGCTGCAGATCAATTAGATAAAGCTTATCGTAATATACAGGTTGGTACAGGTGCTACGGGTGATGCTTTAGAAGATTTGAAGTCATCCTTTAAAGAAGTTTTTGAGAATGTTCCAGAAAGCGCCGATCAAGTTTCAAATGCTTTGGCGGCAATGAATACTTTAACAGGAGAAACAGGTAAGAATTTAGAGGATTTAACGCAAAGTGTTTTAGATGCATCACGTTCATTAGGAGAAGATGGAGTAAGCAACGCTTCTGCATTCGGTAGAGTAATGCAACAATGGCAAATACCTGCCAAAGATGGTGTTGATGTATTAGACCAGTTGTTTAAAGCTACACAAGATTATGATGTAGGATTGGGTCAGATATCAAGCCATTTAACTGAATATGGTTCTGTTCTTCAAAATGCAGGATTTAACATGCAAGAATCAGCAGATTTAATGGGTAGACTAGAAAAAAGTGGCATATCTGTTTCTAGAATTATGCCGGGATTAAATATGGCTTTTCGTAATTGGGCAAGTGAAGGGAAAAACTCTAGAGAAGAATTTGACAAGGTTATAAGTAAAATGCAAGATGCCGGAAGCGAAACAGAAGCTTTGGCGCTAGCAACAGAAGCATTTGGAGCAGAGGGCGCGCAACGTTTGACTACAGGTGTTAGAACAGGAGCTATTCCTGCGTTGGATGAGTTAGGAAAGTCAATGGACAACACTAATGGTCTTATACAAGAAACGACAGATGAAACAAAAACAGTTGGAGAAAAGTTTCGAGAACTTAAAAACAACACCATGACAGCGCTAGAGCCTTTAGGAGAAATATTAATAGATTTAGCGCAAAAATATTTACCACCACTGATAGACGCTGTGACAGAACTTGCCGAATGGTTCCAAAATCTATCGCCGCACATACAAAAAGCAATGGTTATATTTGGTGCGATTGCGGCGGTGTTAGGACCAATAATTGTCGTTATCGGTACGATAGCAGGAGCAGTAATAAACATTATTAGTGTTTTTAGCACATTAATGCCAATCATCAAACTGGTTGGAACAGCATTTAGCATAATAACAACAGGCCCATTAGCACTGGTTGCAGCAGGAATCGCTGCTTTAATAGCCGTCGGCATTTTACTTTGGAAGAACTGGGATACAGTTAAAGAATATGCCATCATCACATGGACAGCTATAAAAGATTTTTTTGCTACAGTTTGGGAAGGGATCAAAAGTATTTTCACGTGGTACATTGAGACAACAAGAAACAATTTGAACGCAACGTGGACATGGATTAAAAACACTACAATGACCATTTGGAATGCAATAAAAGAATTCTTTTCAGTAATATGGGAAGGCATTAAAGGTGTTTTCGACTGGTACATTACTACTACGAAAAATAATTTAAAAGCTGCGTGGGATTTTATTAAAAACGTAACTTCAACCGTATGGAACGGGATTAAAACGTTCTTTTCTGATTTATGGGAAAAAATTAAAAGTGTTGTCAAAAGTGCGGTAGATAGTGTTAAGAACAAAATAAGTAATGTTTGGAATACTATTAAATCTACCACATCAAGTATATGGAACGGGATTAAATCAACAGTAACTGATGTTTGGGATAATTTAAAATCCAAAGTAAAAAGTGCTTTTAACACAATAAAGGATACTATCAGTGGTGTGTGGGATGATGTGGAATCATCTACCGATAAAATATGGGATGGGATAACAGGAAGTGTTAAAAGTGCAATCAATGGTGTTATATCTGCAATAAATGGAATGATTAATGCGTTGAATGGTTTAAGTATTCCTTTACCGACTATACCAGATTGGGTTCCGGGAATGGGCGGAAAAGGTGGAGGCTCTATAAGCTTTCCAAACATACCGAACATACCTAGTCTTGATGTAGGTACAAACCTTGTTAAAAGTGATGGTCTAGCCATGATACACAAAGGCGAGCAAGTAGTACCAGCTAAACATTCAGGGCCTTATAAACCAAGCGAAGGAGAAGGAGCTACGTACGAGATACCTGTAACTTTGGATTTGGATGGGGAAACTTTAGTTCAAAAAACAATAAGGATGACTTCCAGAGAATTAGAGAATCAGAAGAAAACCAGCGCTAGAGGGAGGGGAACGAAAACGATATGGGCATAACATTAGATGGAATTAGACTATACGACATAGGTATACATGTGAAATCTGAACCAGAATACCCCTCTACACCACAAACTAGAGATAAAACGATAGAAGTTCCTAATATGCATGGTTCGCATGATATGGGAGCTTTTTTTAGCGCTTTAAATTTTAGTTTAAATTGTTCTGTTATTGGTAATTCTTACCTATCCACAGAAAAAGTTGTTTCGCAATTAAAAACGATTTTGTTCGATCAATATGCAAGACCAAAAACAATTAAGTTAGTCTTTGAATTTGAACCAGAAAAATGGTTCTATGTTCGTTTTAGCGGTCAGCTGTCATTGCTCAGAAGATATGTTCTAGGTGATTTATCTTTACCACTAACAGCATTTGATCCGTTTAAATACGCACCAGCAACCTATTACGACCCGGATTTTGTTCCATATTACGATAACGGTTACGACTATGATTCGGGATATGAATATGTCAATCAAACAGGAAGTATATTTAATAACGCTATGCAATATGTCGGCATCTACAATTATAGTCACTTTGCAACACCATTTAGCTTTGTTATAAACGGTTATGTTGAATACCCTAAGATAACTAATCAAACAAGCGGTAAAACGTTAGAAATAGATACGATTGTACAAGAAGATGAAAGGTTATACGTCGATAGCAAGTTGAAAACAACGTGGAAAGTTAAGTTAGAGGAAGACCAATACAACTGGATAGCGCCACACCAAATGATGAAGTTTCCGACAAAGTGGCGAAAATTAAACCAATATCAAAACAAGTCTGGTAATTTTATTGATTTATTAGAGGGCGGTAACTCGATTTTATTCGAAGGAAGTAACCCTAACGCAAACATTGAATTTAATTGGCTTCATAGATTTTTATAGGGGGAGATAAAATGGCAGGAGATAAGGCATTTACACAAGCGCCAATCATAACAAACGGGCAGTATCCTATAGCTCACTATTTGGATACGTCTGACACAACAGATAGTCCAGAAGGGACATTTAAACCATTAACGCAAAATCATTTACAGGCGGTAGAAAATTTGAACGCTAATTTAGAATTAGTCATTGATAACGGCACTTTGAAATCGCAAATAACGGGGAGTTTAATCGAGGATTTTGTTTTTCATGAAAGTTCAACTTCTCCCAATCAAGGTAATGTTTTAGAAGTGGGGAATTTTAAAACATTGACGGTGGAAATATTTGGGGGTAGCACAACAAGAGAAGTCGAATTTGTTTGTCGTTCTATAAGCGGATTAAATAGAAAACTAAGAGGAATTAACGTGTCTGATTGGTCTGATGGCACAAGCACAACAGGAACAGCAGAGATATGGCAATTTGATATAACTGGATTAAGACAAGTTTATTTTGACTTAACCGAGGTGAGTGGCGATTATGTCGCCATTAAAGGTAGGGTGGTTGCATAATGGATATAATCGCTAGGGGTCTATCAAAGCGACCTGTTGATGTAGAAAAAACAACTTTTTTTAATGTAACTAGAAATTTATTTAATAAAGAAACTGCTGAGATTGATACGATTTTAGGTAGCACTAATGGATATACGTCAACTCACACCTCTCATGATACATCGGACTTTATAGAGATCAAACCAAATACCGATTATATTAAAAATGTAGAGGGTCATGTGGCGTGGTACGATGAGAACAAAGAATTTATAAGTTTCGTTAATCAGAGTACGGCACAAGCTAACGTTAAAGTAACTTCACCTAGCAATGCTAAGTTTATAAGGTTCACTATAAGGAAAAGTGTAGGATACACTATAGATCGAACGCAATTAGAAGAAGGTTCAACATCGACACAGTATGAAAATTACCAAACGCTTAATGCGGATTTATATAAAAAAACAAACAAGACTAAATTCAAAAAAATGAATTTTTTGGGGGATTCAATAATATATTGGTTCCCATTGCAGTTAGTTAGTCAAGAATTAGAGTTGAGTGTGGTTAGAGATTACGGTGTTAGTGGGACTACACTGTCAAGTAACGGCACTGATGGAATGGTTGATAGATATTCATCTATGGACGACGATGCTGACATCATATATGTTATGGGTGGCACGAATGATTTTGGTCAAGAAGTTCCACTTGGAACATTTGAAAGTACAGACCCTACAAATTTTAAAGGAGCTTTAAGAACGCTCATTGAGGGACTGGTCACTAAATATCCTAATAAAATTATTGTCTTTGGTACTTTGCCACCAAGATACCACCCAAATCAAGACGGAACAAACGGTTTGAATGCTAGTGGTCAACATCCAAGAGAATTTGCAGAAGCAACAAGGGAAATATGTCAAGAATACGCTATTCCTGTTGTAGATATTTTTGCTAATGCTGGATGGAGTAAAAATAATCGTGATATTTATATACCAGACGGTGTACATCCATCTAAAATTGGTTACGAGAGAATAGCCAACTTGATAGTATCTAAAATTAATGAATTATAAACTAACGGATGTCGTCAGTTGAAAGTTTAGCGCTCAAAGGAGCGTTATTTTTTTATTTTCGAAAGGAGTGAGTATATGGCGATCGAATCAATCGGGGGAGAAATACAGGCAGGGCCTTTAAACCGTAATTTTAGCGAACTAGAATCACAGATTGCTAAGTTTTCAGATAATATAGACAGTCGTGTGATTAATGTTAAATATCCTCCTGCTCCTTTAATGGGAGCTGTTGTAGATGGAAATACTGACGATACGGCGAAAATACGTTCTATAGTGCAATTCGCGGAAAATCGCGATAAAGGCATACTGATTCCCGGTATATCTGTTATCAGCGGTGAAATCGAAATCAAAAAATCTATGATTGTCCGTGGGATAGGGTCGGGATATGGTTATGGTGGCGGTGATTTGGCAACCTATAAACAAATAAGCGGATTTTTGGTAAAAGGAATTGGTACTAAACGAATTAGAACACGTCGTAAATATCGCGGATCGTCATCAGACCCACAAGATGAACCTCTTTCCGTTGCTATAAACGTGCAAGATGACGGTGTTAAGTTTGAAGATATATGCGTTTTCTTGAATTTCGATAAAAACGATCCGTCTGTTAGCAATTTAGGAGATGATTGGGATGTAGGCATTTTTGTTGGATGTCGAACAATGACGTTATTTGAAAACGTTCATGTTGTCGGTTATTGGCGCGATGCTAGTATGTATTTTGATGTCACGCACGCTACCAACCTACCAAGATTTAGAGACTTAGACGGAAATTATTACACAAATGAAAACAACACTAGTGGCGGAGATGGAACAAACTTATCCAAAGTTTACACTCATGGAGGTAAATGGGGCATTAAAGTTTTTGGTGCTTTACCAGAAGAAGGAGCCGAAACTTACGGTAACGATTATTACGATGAGGAACTCGGTACTGCTGTGCCAGATTACCGCGGTACTTTTGGTTTCAGTGATTTTACAACAAACTCTTGCGCAATATATGGAACAGATCATCACAGCGGTAGACGTATATACAAATCTTTAGGTAATTATCAGTATGAAAATGACGATGATGCGGGAGGCGTTATGTGGATTGATGGTTTAGCAAACAATTCGAATCAATCAATTCAAGGTTCTCGTCACTTTAGCACCCGTTTCGCTTCATTTGAAGCTTTTAGGATTAGGTATGGTAGAGCAAACCGCGTGCAACTTTACGGTTGCCACATCGAAAGCAGAGGAGCTAACGGAAAACTTAATGCAGACGGAACACAAATAACAGAAGATCAAACGTATAATTCTTATACAGCTACAGAATACACTGATAACTTAGTGTTCGTAGGAGCGACAACTGGTTTTGCTAAGGACAATAATTGTGTCCATCCAAGCGTGCGTGTTCATAACCTTTTTCCGAGCGGAACGACACAAGGTAGCACAACCACAGATAGATTATATGCTGATAGTTTTGGAGCTATCGAAGGTGAACTGGATGTGCGTTCTGGTGGTTCTAATGATCCTATTCGATTCAGATTCGGAGATGTAACTAGAGCGTATTTAAGTTTAACCGGAATAGTTTTTGAATCTGAATTTACAAATCCAAGTGTAGTAGCTATAAACGGTGAACTCGATTTACGATCTGGCGATACATCGTTTATTAGGATGCGCACCGGATCTTCTACATTTGGTTTGTTTGATGCAACATCTTGGAGACCATCTACAGATAGCGTTACAGCTTTAGGATCTGGATCAAATCGTTTTACTGAAGTTTTTGCTGATACAGGAGCTATTAACACATCTGACAGAAACGCTAAACAACAAATAAGTATAATTAACAACAAAGTATTAGATGCTTGGCAGGAAATCAATTATAGCCAATTTAAGTTTAATGACGCGGTAGAAAAAAAAGGTGAAAAAGCGCGTTATCATTTTGGTGTTATAGCTCAAGAAATCGAAGAAGTATTTAAAAAGCACGGACTTAACGCTTTTGAATACGGAATACTTTGCTACAACGAATGGGAAGATCAATATGAAGAAACGGAAGAATTAGTTGAACAGATTAATGAAGATGGTGAAACAACACATGACTACGTAAAAACTGGAGAAAAACGATTGATAAAACAGGCTGGTGGCAAATATTCCATAAGACCGGATGAATGTATGATGCTAGAATCTGCTTTAATGCGAAGAGAACTCAAAAGATTAAAAGACGGGTTGTGATTTAATGATTGTTGTCTATGATAGAGAATTAAATGCAATTGGCGAACTGGATAAAGTTATTAGCGCGCCCGTTACAAGAAAAGCAAACGAACTTTGGACAGCATCATTTACTTTGGCATTAGATGATCCAAAACAATATTTGTGTAGCCACTTTAACTATGTAGAAATATATGGAGAGAGTGGCTTTAATTATGGGAAATACCGCATTATGCCTAGCAAAACAAAGCGAAGTAAATCAGAAGAAACAGTCACTTATGAATGCGAACATGTTTTATCGACTTTATTAGATGATGTAATTGACGGTTACTTAGAAGCTAAGATTAATTGGACTACAAGAGAAAACATTCAACGCATTCTAGACTTTCAAACCGTTGAAAACTGGGTATTAGGAGACGTTGATTTTGAACGATACTTTCAATATTCATTTGAAGATGAAAACGGGCTTTTAGCTCCGTTATTAAGTATACCTAAACCTTTTAATCAACCATACTTATTTACATTTGATACAACTGTATATCCATGGATTTTAAACTTGGAAAAAGTTAGCGACGTACCGGTTGGCGAGATACGTTGGGGAAAAGATATGATTGATTTTAATGAAGTGTCTGACGTAAGCGACATAGTTAATTATCTGATACCCAAAGGTGCTGGCGATGGTGTGAATCGATTAACAATAGAAGAAGTTAACGGAGGAGAACGTTTTTTAAAAGATCAATATTCTATTAACAATTATGGATTTAAAAAGTATATTTGGATAGACAAGCGTTTTGACAATGCGCAATCACTAAAAGAAAGCGCACAATCTTTGCTAGATCAATGGAAAGAACCAAAAATAAGCTTTTCGTGCAACGCAGCAGATCTATCAATTAAAGAAGAATATGCTCATGAAAAAAGAGAACTGTATGGAATGATCAATATTTTTGTTGATGACATCAATCATCAAGCTAGAATAATCGAAGAACGCCGAACGGATGTTATCGGAGCTGAAGAAGAAGTTCAGTACGAAATTAACAATCAGCTTGATGATATAGCAACAACGCAAGCAGATATAGAACGTAAAATACAGGTTAATGAAGCGTATAGCCAAGGTGTAACAAATATATTAAATTCTGATAGAGTAGAAAACGCTGATCCAGAACACCCGATTAAATTTAAAGTTTGGATACCACAAGAAGCTGAAAATATAAATTATATGGAGCTTACTTGGGAAACTGATTATTTTAGAGGTTATACGAAAGGCGCTGAAGCGGGCGGTTTTTTCCAAAAGGCTAGCGAAATCGAATCTAAATCAACAGAAGACGGTGGAGCTTTTATCGAATCTAAATCAACGGAAGATGGGGGCGGAAGCATAGAAACTACCGACCCTGAAACTGATTGGGGTAACTGGTCTGGTGATGTTCTTCCTTATATAACTGGTCAAGCTATACCGGATGGTAGCTCGCATGTTCATGGCGTTAGCATTTTAAAAGATGATTTTATTCATTCGCACAAAGTTAATTTAACACCTCATTCGCACATGTTTAACATTAACATACCAAAACACAATCATATTTTCGAAGTTACAATTCCTGGTTTTGAAATACCCAGTCACACACACAAGCAAATATACGGTATATATGAAGACGATGTGCTGCCAAGCTCTTTAGAAATAAAGGTTGATGGTAATGTAGTGGGAGAAAGTTCTTTAGAAAAAGAAAATTTTGATATAACAGATTATATATCGAAAAACGCTAACGGAAAAATACAGCGCGGAAGGTTTGCTACGATAGAAATAAGGCCAACCGATGCGCTAGCACAAATTACAGCTAATTTGACTTGGGGGGTATTTATAAAGACCAGAAAAGGAGAGGTTTTATAGAATTTTCTGTTTTTTTATAGTATTATCTACTATAAGAGGTGGTAATATTGGTGAAAAAAATAGTGTTTTGTTTTTTGTTGTCAATGTTATTCTTTATAAGTTTTAGAATGCTAGGTTTCGTTTTGTTGTGTTCGGGTTGGTTTTTATATAAAAAAGCTAAAAAAAATGAAGAATCTCAATAGAGGTTCTTTTTTTTATACAGAAAAACGAGCCTGTCGCAAGCAGGATCTCCTGCACTAACTAGGGATAGCGCAGTACTATATTTATTCGACAGGGTAAGCTAGATACCTGTCGTTTTTTATTGAAATAAGTCATTGTTACTAGGGGGAATTAGAGTGTCAGAGGAGGACGTGGAGAATGTGAAGGAGTTTATGGAGGTCTTGATGGAAGTTAAAATAAGTCTTGCTGAACTTAATGGAAAAGTTGATAGTTTAACTGACATGAAAGCTGATCTAGAAGAAGTGAAAAAAACATCCAATGAAACACATTATCGTTCTGTAGAAAATGAAAAAGATATTGCGTACTTACGAAAAAAAATAGCGGATAAAGCTAGCAAAGACGATGTAGATCGTATTGTAGAAGAAAAAGACAACTGGAAAAAAACATTACCAAGTTGGGTTGCGATTGCTGTATCAGCGATCGCATTTTTGTTTGGTGTATTTCAGTACATTAATTAAAGGGGGTGAGAACATGGACAAGAAATCACTTATTAGAACAATTGTGTTAGTGGTCGCTTTAATTAACCAAGCGTTAGTTGCTGCTAATCTTAATCCTATTCCGGGAAGTGAAGAAGTTTGGGGAGAGGTTGTTTCAACTATAATAACAGGTGCGGTTGCTGTCTGGGCGTGGTTTAAAAACAACTACGTTACTGCAAAAGGTAAAGCGCAAAAAGAGGTAATTGAAAAGGCTGGATTGAAGTAAGGGCGCTATTAACCTAGCGCTCTTTTTAATTTATAAAAAAGGAGAGATTTATAATGACAGTATCACTAAAAACATTGTTAGATCGTTCAGAACGTAATATGGGAAGCGGCATAAATGTCGTTGTTAAAGATAAAGCATTAGAGTTGATTAAGCGTGCTTATGATGAAGGTATTTACGTGCAAATTTCTGATGGGTTCCGTAGTCATAAAGAACAAAACGCACTGTACGCTAAAGGAAGATCAACAGGCGGTAATATTGTTACTAACGCTCGTGGTGGTCAATCGTATCATAACTTTGGACTGGCCGTTGATTACTTCTTAGTATCAAATGACGGAAAAAAAGCAATTTGGGATGTAAATAAAGACTGGCGACGTGTTGCTGAAATCGGTAAATCACTAGGATTTGAATGGGGCGGCGATTGGTCTAGTTTTAAAGACTACCCACATTTACAAATGACTGGCGGACTATCACTAGCACAACTACGCGCAGGTAAAAAGCCTAATCTTGGTGGTAAATCAAGCGCGCCATCTAAAGGTAAAGTTGGTGCAAACCTTAGCGTTGATGGCTACTGGGGAAGTAAAACAACGAGAGCATTACAAGATGCGCTAGGAACTGTGGAAGATGGTTATATCAGCGATCAAGTACACAATCAAGCTACAGATGCTATTACAAGCGGTATTAAATTTGGTGATGGCAATGATGGCAGTATAGTGGTTCATGCGTTGCAACGTAAAATCGGATCTAAAGCAGATGGTTTACTTGGTCCTAATACAATCGGAGCATTACAGAAGTATTTAGGAACAGTTTATGATAAAAAGTTAAGCAGACCATCACTTGTTGTTAAAGAACTTCAACGCAGATTAAATAAAGGTAATCTATAATAAAAAAGCCCTCACTTAGTGGGGGCTTAACAATGACTAGATGTTTAATACACTAACTTAAAATCGTTATAATCAATATCATCAAAACCGTTGTCTCTGATAAATTTTTGTTCATCAAAATCAATTAGTTCTAACACCTCGTCAACCGTCATACTCCTGTTTGTCGTAATCTCATCCACTAGAATATCTTCGTAAAAAAGTTTTGCCATCTTAATTCCTCCTAATTTTTATTGATGTGTTCTGTGTTGTTTATCTTAATTACATAATAACACCTTATCGTAGGAAAACTTCAATGTTTATCAATCCAATCTTTAACTAGTTCACGCTTATCACATTGGCCACAGTTGTCCATGTTTTGATAGAGTTCTTTATCAAAAATATTAATATCGTTTAAATAGTAGCTTAGTCCTTTTTCCCTCGTATGTTTAGCAATGGTTTTTTGGTCTAAATAATCCCAACTTACTTGGATGTGAGCAGGTAATGACATAGGTTCCCCTTTTTGGTTTGTCGTAACACCACCACTACGATAAATTTTAACATCATCACTTTGTAAAGCTAGTTTTAACGTTTCAAGGTACATCGCTTTGTATTGATCAACACCCCAATTTGATTTTTCAGCTAGTGCTTTTTCCGTTTCTGTAAACAACTTCATAAACGCTTCATAGGTTGATATTTTCACGCCATCTAATGGCGATATACCGTTGATAACACGATTAACCGATGCATAATTTAAGCGTGAATATTTTTGGAATGCGTATGTGCTCATACCTGTATTTTCTAACTGATATTGTACAATTTCTAGTTTTATCATTGTAATTCCTCCAAATTTTATTATAATGGACGTAATCAATTTTTAGCCGAATTGATTGAGGGGAGAGCACTTATGTAAGTGCTCTTTTTATCTAATTGTTATTAATTTTTGTTTTGCTTCTTCAATGGTTTGTTTAACTATAGCTTGTAGTTCTTTTTCATCTTTTTGTTTAGATAAAATGATTTCACGATATAATTCTTTTTTTACGCTACCACTAAAGTGTTTGTTGGTATGATTTCTAACAGTTATCTCAAAATCTTCTCCGGTTTCTTCATCAACCACTTTAAAATACGTTGATTCGCTTTCGCGACTTTGTCCAATGTATATCTCAAAATCATCATCTTCCATTTGTTCTACCATTTCAGTTAAATCATATTGAATATCCAACCATTCATCGTATTGTTGCTCATTCATTCTTTGATTAAAAACTAATTTTTCATTTGCTAAGATCAT